GGGAGCCCTTTATAAATTTCACCTTAAAAAAATCAAAGATGCATTTGTGGAAGCAGGATTTTGAGATTTTTTCAAAAAATAGGTGAACGTTTTCAAAGTTTTCGCATATGTACTGGGTGCTGACACCAAACGAAAGGAAATCAACAATGAACATCAACTTCATCTTCAATGAATCGGCGAGCGAATATCACGCTCGTAGCCGCAGCGGAGAATTCATGTCCAGCCATCTTCTGGCAGACTTCCGGGAATCTCCGGCTCTCTACCGCAAGAAGGTAACTGGCGAAATTGAGGACAAAGACTCCTCCGCATTTGTGATTGGTCGAGCTGCCCACTGCCTGATCCTCGAAGGCCGCAAGGCATTTGACCGTGACTATGTGGTTTCTGACGGTCCCATCAATCCCCGGACTGGCGAAGCCTATGGCAGAACAACCAAGGCATTTGCAGAATGGGCAGCAACGCAGGACCGGGAGGTGATTTCCGGAAAGGACTTCGGTTTTATCTCCCAACTGCAGACCAGCGTTTGGCTTCATCCAGTCGCAAATGATCTTCTGGCACACGGCGTTTCGGAAGGTGTGGTACGGACAAACTACTGTGGCGTTCCCTGTCAAATCCGAATGGACTGGTTCAGTCCGGAACACGGCCTGGTGGATCTCAAGACCTGCGACCAACTGAAATGGTTTGAATCCGATTGCCGCCGTTACGGGTACATCCATCAGCTGGCGTTCTACCGGGCAATCATCCGTCAGGTCACCGGAGAAACCGTCCCGGTTAAAATCATCGCAGTGGAAAAGAATGAACCTTTCGCCTGCGGTGTGTGGAAGCTGGGGGAGGAAATGCTTGATCTGGTTGAACTTTCCAATCAGAAAGCTCTGCTCTCTTACCGTGAATGCTGTGCCACAGGCAACTGGCCCACTGGCTATGAAGAAATCCGCACAATCGCATCACTCTAACTCAAATATAAAGGAAAAACTCTATGGGAATGCTTGATAACATTCAAACCGGCAAAGAAAACAAACCGCCCCGCATTATGATTTACGGCTCGGAGGGGGTGGGCAAATCCACCTTCGGGGCATCCGCACCTGACGCCGTCTTTATCCAGACGGAAGACGGACTTTCAGAGATAGACTGCAAAAAGTTCCCCTTGGCGCACACTCTTGCAGAGGTCGTCAGCGAACTTACAGCTCTGCGTGATGAGCAGCACAGTTTCCGCACCGTAGTCATCGACTCAGTTGACTGGCTGGAACGGATCATCTTTGATGAAGTGTGCAGAGAGTTCGGTGTCCGCAGTATCGAAAAGGCAGATGGTGGCTATGGTCGCGGCTATGTCCACGCTCTCACTCACTGGCGCAAGATTCTGAATATCCTCCAAGAACTCCGGGATAAACGCGGCATGATGATTATTCTTGTTGCACACGCCAAAGTGGAACGCTTCGAAGATCCGGAAAATGCCGCTTATGACAGATATACTCCCCGTCTGCATAAACACGCAGCAAGTCTGATCGCCGAATGGGTGGATGCCGTCCTCTTTGCAAACAAAAAGTTCCGTGTCACCAAGGAAAATGCAGGATTCTCCGGGGAACGCGCTATTGCCGCCCCCATTGGGGCTGACGGAGGAGAACGGATCATCCGCACCGTTGGCAGTCCCGCCTGCATCGCAAAGAATCGCTTCGGTCTGCCTTCGGAAATTCCGTTGTCCTGGCAGGCTTTCATCAACGCTTACGCAAAAGTGGAGGCCGCCCATGCATGAAGTGATCCGTACCGCAAGCCGAACCATTCCCTGTGATCTCTGCGGACTTCCTATTCAGAAGGGTGAAAAGTTCCGCTTCATCAAACAGGAATATGGTGCAGAAAGCTACTGTGAACACATCTGCTGTCCCAAGGCAAACGCCGTGGTTACAGTTCGTCCCGATGATCCGTTGCTTCCGAAAATCAAACCTACACTTGCCCTGAATATGGCATAATCAAACAGAAAAGGAAAAACACTATATGGCTACCATCAATTTTAACGCTAACGAAGTCGAACCCTCCAGCTCCTTTGACGCAATCCCCGCTGGCAAATATCAGGCGGTGATCACCGATTCCGAGTTCCGTCCCAACCGTGCCGGAACCGGGGAGTACCTTCAGCTGGAATTTGAAATCATTGAAGGTGATTACAAGAACCGCAAGCTCTGGGCGCGACTCAATATGAACAATCCCAACTCTGAAGCAGTCCGCATTGCCCGTGCCGACCTTGCCGCAATTTGTCACGCTGTCAACGTCATGCAGCCCCGTGATACCATTGAGTTGCACAATCTGCCGCTGACTATTGTGGTCAAATGTCGGAAGAATCAGGATGATGAGATCGTCAACGAAATCAAGGGATACGCCCCAAAAGCCTCGCTTTCCGGCGCAGTTTCCGCGACTCCGGCAACGACTGCCCCCAGCGCCGCAAGCGGCAACAGTCAGCCTCCGTGGGCGAGATGACGGCAGAATTTGAACTGCCGTGGCCTCCCAGCGTGAATCACTACTACCGGCACGTTGGTCATCGCGTATTGATAAGCCGCGATGGTCGGCGTTACCGGGAGAATGTTGCAGGTAAACTTGCCGCAGAAAATGTGGCGAAGTTTACCGATCCAGTGGCACTTCATATTGAATTATATCCCCCTGACAACCGCAGGCGGGATGTGGACAATTCTCTGAAGTGCCTCCTGGACACCTTCACGCACGGAGGGCTTTACGCCGATGACAGTCTGATCCACAAACTGACTGTCATCAAACGGGAACCAATGCCACCGGATGGGATGGCTTACATAAGGATAGAACCATGGAACGGAGACAAAATGGCGGACGCCAGCGGTACATTGTGCAGCAGTTTGTGAAGAACATTTCCGATGATACGGAACGGCTGGTCTGCTTTCTCTATATGCGGAACGCTTCAGACAAAGAGATCTGCAAGCAGCTGAAAATCAGTCATGAGCGGCTGGAAGAAATCAAACTCAAACTGGCGATCGATATGAAAAACGCCGGAATCAGGATAAAGGAGGGCTGAACCGATGGAGCTTCGACCCTACCAAGCCGAAGCGGTCGAGGCTGTTTACAACCATTTGCGAACAAAAGACAACAATCCATGCATCGTCTTGCCGACTGGTACGGGCAAGAGCGTTGTCATCGCAAAGATCGTTTCGGATGCCGTCTCACAGTGGGGCGGTCGAGCATTGATCCTGGCACACGTCAAGGAATTATTGGAACAAAATGCCGGAAAAGTCAAGGCATTATGTCCGGAAATCCCCATCGGGATATTTTCAGCGGGGCTGAAAAGCCGGGATACAGACGAGCCTGTAATCGTTGCCGGAATTCAAAGCGTGTATGAAAAAGCGTGTGATCTGGGGGCGTTTGACCTGATCATCGTTGATGAAGCACACCTCATCGCTCCTGACGGAGATGGGATGTACAGGACATTCTTAAAAGATATGAAGGTTATCAACCCGAAAGTCAGAGTAATCGGTCTTACGGCAACGCCGTTCAGACTGAAAGGCGGACTTATCTGTCAGCCGGATAACATCTTAAATGAAGTGTGCTACGAAGCCGGACTCAAAGAGATGATCGCTCAAGGGTATCTGTCACCTTTGATTTCTCGCTCCGGCAGATCGGAAGCAAAACTGGATGATTTACACATCCGTGGCGGCGAATTCATCAACGCAGAGGTCGAGGCGGCAATGGATAAGGACGACCTTGTCACTTCAGCCTGCCGGGAGATAGTGGATTTAACCCGTGAACGGAAATCAGTTCTGATTTTCTGCACATCGGTGGACCACTGCAGGCACGTGGCAGAAAAAATAACCGCCTTTTCCGGCAAAGAGTGTGCAATTGTGACAGGAGATACAAGCCCCGGTGAACGGGCAGAGATCCTTACCCGGTTCAAGGGAGAATTTGTCCCGGCAGACCTCTTTGGTACACCGAAACCGCAGTTAAAGTTTCTGGCGAATGTGAACGTCCTCACCACCGGCTTTGATGCACCCAATACGGACTGCGTTGTCTTGTTGAGACCTACCAACTCCGCAGGACTGCTCATTCAGATGATCGGCAGAGGCACACGATTATCGCCCCATACCGGCAAGACTGACTGTCTGGTGCTGGACTATGGCGGCAATATTCTGCGGCACGGCCCGGTGGATATGATCCGCGTCAAGGAGCAAGGGGCTGGCAAAGGCGGTGATGCCCCGGCGAAAAAGTGTCCGCAGTGTTTGGCACTCATCCATGCCGGATACGCCGCTTGCCCGGAATGTAACTATGTGTTTCCGGTCAATGAGAACAACGATAAGATGACTCATACTGCCTCCAATGCCGGGGTGATTTCAGGTCAGGTGACCCGTACCGATTACGATGTGCATGGTGTTTACTACTGCACCCATGAAAAACGGTATGCGGAACCAGGAACGCCCCGGACAATGCGGATCGATTATCGGGTCGGTTTCGATGAATTCAAGAGCGAGTGGGTCTGCCCGGAGCACACCGGATACGCCCGCGACAAGTTCCTGAAGTGGTGGCGGGAACGGGCAGCCCTTGGCTGTCCGATTCCGAGCACCGCGCGGGAGGCGGTCTCCCTGGCGAATCAGGGGCTTCTCGCCGCGCCGGAGCGAATCACCGTGCGCTCTGTTGCCGGGGAGAAGTTCGACCGGATCACCCGCTGGGTCTTGAAAGACCGGCCCGGCATGCGGGAACCGGGGGACGATTCCGCCGAGATCGAATCGGAATATCCGTCCAACAGCCCCGCAGATCTGGGCGTGGCCCAAGATTACGATCCGGACGATATACCGTTCTAAAATAATTCATGAGGAGGTTTCCTCCTCATGAATTGAAAGGATGTTAGTCGTTTATTTGCTTCAAAATAATTGCAAGCTGAATGGTATATATTTCCATTTGAAGCTCGTTATAGGCCTGCTCTCGTATGCAGCGCCCCATACCATCATGATCCATATTTTGTATCATTTTTTCGAGCTTTCGAACAACATTTGTATTGGTGGCTAAATCCGCTGCATTGCAATCAATCAAGCACTTCGCAATTGCGTAATCAACTTCGTATTTCTGTTTTTTATTAATCCATTTTCTATCAATGGAACCATCCTCATCATCAGGGGTTCCAGGATAGGTGTAATTGAGGCGACTTCTAACTTGACTTCTAACTTTATCGATATCTGCCATGTATATTCTCCTATGGCGGTTACTGTTTTTGGGCTTCCCATGTCGCGGTTGTTCCAAGGTAGCGAGTCTTGAATGTCAACAAGCAACAATCGTCCCACTCTAAATAATAAGCAAATATCGTGCCAATGTTAATTAAAGTATACAGTTGCTGCTTAAACTTATCTCAATAGTGTCATATTATCACAGTTGTGTGCCAAGTGTGACAATAATGTTTTCTGGTACTTGGCTTGTTGGAAAAAGTAAACCTCGAAAATTCCTATAGCATCACATTAACATAAAGGAGAAAAATATGTTATGACCCATAAAAGCACTGAACACATCGAACGCTCCCGGAAGCGGATCGCAAAATGCCTGAACCTTCTGGAAGCGGTACACGGCGAGCTTGAATTTGTCTTTGAGCAGAACCCGGATTGGAACCCGGACATCAAGTGGCAAGTGGAAGAAGCCGCCTGCAAGCTGGGCTTTACCCTTGCAACCCTTTCAAACTGGTACGATGACGAGGAGGAATAATTATGCCGAAAATCAACTGGAACATTACCGATCAGGAACTGAAACAGGAAATGGTGAGCAGCGATAACCGCTGGCACATTTCTAAAACGCAGAAGGGCGAGGAGGAGAGCAAGTTTTTTCTTACAAACTATGACCTTCTACTCGCACCCCACGGTAGCGGTCCCGATTACAAGGTCTGCTTTGAGACCTTCATCGAAAACTGCGATCAGTATATTGAAAAAATCAAAAAAATCCAGCAGGAAGCACGGGAACACATGACCGTTATGCTGGAAGCTATAGAGTGAATTGGTGGTATCGTTTGATACCACCATCATAGTGTTGATTATTAGTGTTTTAATACTATAATCAATACTATGATTAATAAAATATTTTCTAAAAACATAATATTATTCTCCTTTTATTTTATAGGTTATTGTTTAAGATAATTTAAAATTCAAAAAAATAAAAAAATCTGAATTTTTTTTCAAAAATTATCTCTGTTTTATTATACCAACAATACAAAAGAAAAATTATGAAAGGCTTGTGTTATGAAGATTGAAGAAGTTATTTCTCTTGTTATGACCGAACTCAACCGGGCAGAAGAGGCACACCCCGACTGGCCACAAGATGATGTCAGAGCGGCGGCGGTGGTTGCCGAAGAGTCCGGGGAACTGGTTAAGGCTGTTCTTGATCACGAAGAAAAGAACACCTCCCGGTACGCAATTATCACGGAAGCTGTGCAGACCGCCGCCTCTGCGATCCGCTTCCTGAAAAACTTTGAGGAGAAACAAAATGTCTGAACTGTTTACCTACAAATTCCGTAAGATGCCCGTCCGGATCGTCCGGCTCGACAATGGCAAAAACTACTTTGTCATCCGGGACATCTGCAACATTCTCGGCTTCAGCAATCCCAACCGGATTCTGGCGCAGTATACCGAAAATGTGCCGCTGTATGAGCGTATCCGTACTCCCGGCGGTCTGCAGGTCGTCCGCCTTGTTCCCCGTGAGGATGTGGAACGCATCCTTGCACCCAACAACGGTCGCAAGGCTCTGCTTCTGGAACGCTGGCTCAAAAAAGAGATATTTCCGAAACTGGAAGAAGTCGAGTCGGTTTATTCCTTCCTTGCAGAACACCTTGCTTTCATGCAGGAAATAATGAGTGTTCCCATCGAAGAACAGCCCGATGTAATTTTCTGCCTCCCGGATTTGCCTGTATGTATTGACCGGAGAAAGGTGAAAAAGTAATGCAGACAGATAAGGAAATGATTATTACCGCATTAAAATTGTGGTTTCAGAAAGGAGATGTTTTTGAAATCCGTGTTCTTGATGCGGTAAGTTCCAACTGGATGCGACCTCATATGGAATCAGGGTATTTCGATTATGACCATATTGCAGATGCGGCAGAAGCAATCTCGCAATTCCGTTCTTATCGGGGAGCGTATGCAACCGTCAATCCGGTCAATCCGGATTTGCTTGCCCGTGCCTGTAACCGCATCCGTGGTATTACAAGAGAACCTACGACCGCAGATTCTGACATTTTGTGCCGCCGTTGGCTCTTGATTGACTGCGATCCCAAACGGGTGTCCGGCGTTTCCAGTTCAGATGCTGAACACGAAGCTGCGATTTCAACAGCCTGTAAAATCAGGGATGGACTCTCCGCTTCCGGTTGGTCCGATCCCATTGTTCAGGACTCCGGCAATGGTGCACAGCTTATGTACCGCATTGACCTGCCAACTGCAGACAATGATCTGGTGCAACGCTGCATTGCCGGAATTGCAACTGCCAGCGATGAGTATGTCGATGTGGATTTGACCGTATTCAACCCGGCACGGATCTGGCGCATCCCCGGCACAATGAACTGTAAAGGAGATGATATTCCCCAGCGACCGCACCGTATGGCTCAAATTCTTTCTGCTCCCCGGAAGCGGAAGATAGTTTCAGCGGAACTGCTGGAAACTGCCGCCTCCTGGAAACAGGAACAACACGCCGCATCCGCTCCGGAAGCTGTAAAAGAGTCTGACTTTGACCTTGACCGTTGGATTCAGCAGTATTGTCCGGAACTTGGCGAACCGCAGGTGTGGAAAGATGGGCGCAAGTGGGTATTTCCCATTTGCCCCTTCAACGATGCACATCGCAACCATTCCGCTGTACTTATTCAACAGTCCAACGGGGCAATAGCATTCCGCTGTCATCACAATTCCTGTACCGGCAATGACTGGCGCAAGCTCCGGGAACTCAAAGAACCCGGTTGCTATGAGCGTGTGGTACAAGATACCTCCGGCGTTGACCTTTCCGGGATATTGAACAGGAAGCCTGACAAAAAAGTTACTTCTCCCGAACCGGAAAAGAAAAAAGAGCCGGTCTTTGCCGCAATTCCGGAAAAATTGCTGAAAGTACCGGGTTTTGTGACCGATTATGCAGAATACACCATGCGGACAGGACAGTATCCCAATAAGGTATTGGCGTTCTGCAGTGCACTGGCGTTCCTTTCATTCCTTACCGGACGCAGGATCAAGGATGAACGGAACAATCGCAGTAATATTTACCTTGTCGCTCTGGCAAACAGCGGTACAGGTAAAGATCACCCACGCAAAGTCAATATGAATGTTGCATTTCAACACGATTTGGGATGCTGCATCGCTGAATCTTTCGGTTCGGGTGAAGGTTTGGAGGACGCCATGTTTATGCATCCATCCATGTTATTTGAAATTGACGAGTTCGATACCGTGTTCAACGCCTTGAAATTTGCCAAGGACGGACGCAGCGAGTCCATTATGGAAAAACTGCTCCGCTTTTATGGAGCTTCAAACGGGATTTATAAAATGAGAAAACTTTCTATCAGAAATAATGACGGCAAAAAGACCGATGACGACCGGAAAATCATCAACCCTCATCTGGTTATCCTCGGCACAGCCATTCCGAAATTCTTTTATTCCGCACTTTCTGAACGTGTGCTGGCAAACGGTCTTATCGCCCGTTGCATGGTTCTTGATGCAGGCAAGCGCGGTCATGGTCGCAAGCCTTCCGGAGAGGATATCCCGGATGAGATCAACCGTACCATTGAAATCATCAAAAAATACGGTCTGCCCGGTAATTTGACCGAAATCAATGCTGCCCCCATGATCATTGTCGCAGATCCTGACGCAGATGCTTTGCTTACCCGCCTCAATGAAAAATACGACTGTATTTATGATAAGTATGAAGCAGAACAACGTGGCGAGGCAATGGCGTTCTGGGCTCGCGTCTTTGAAAAAGTGTGTAAACTTTCCATGCTGTATGCGGTGAGTCAGAATCCCGTCAAGCCCGTTATCTCCGTTGATGCAGTCAAGTGGGCGTCAGCCTTTGTGGAATATGTCACCGACCAGATGCTTTTCATGGTGGATAATTATTCATACGAAAACCTCTTTGACGAAAAATGCCGCAAGGCGGTACGATATATTCGTGATGCCGGAGGATGTGTTGCCCATGGTGTTCTGCTCAAAAGAATGCATGAGTCCAAGGAAGTTTTCAAACAGATTATTGAAACCATGGAAGAAAACGGGACAATTACGCACGAAATCAAGGGGTCTGGTCCAAGTATGACCAAATTCTACATTTTGCGCTGACAGCAACTCCCCAACAGCAATCATGATTCCCTCTGAAAAGGACAAAAAAATGGAGCACCACCTTGGGAATTAAGGAAGTAAGCCGGGAAGAAAGAATAAGAGATAAATATATAATAATAAGTTGTTTATAATTCTCTATTCTATTAATTCCCTAATTCCCACGACACGCGTTTTTCTTTATTTTTTGTCGTTTTAGCCCCCTTTACGCGTTATAGCTGTGAATTGGGGAATTGGGGAATTACCCCTCCCCACGCCATCCAATTATGCCGAGTTCGGCACATTTGCCCCACATTTGCCCCGTGTTGCCGCTTCGCCGGAAGTTGAGTAACTACTTGACTTCCGGGCGATGCCCTCCTGAAAGGGCGTTTCTGGGCGTTCTGACGGGCTTCGTGTCGGAGGGGGCGATTATGAGGCGGCAAGGGTCGATATGTGCTTGCAGATCAAATGGTTCCCCCCTATGGGGATATTTAAGAGGGCGCGCGGAAGGAGTCGGAGTACGCAGCAAAGTTGGTTGCGGACCGATAAAACAAACTTAACAAAGGAAAATTATGAACATTCAAAACATGAAAATTACGGATATCCGTCCGTATGAAAAGAACCCACGCTTCAACGAAGGGGCGGTGGATGCGGTTGCCAGGTCTATCAAGGAGTTCGGCTGGCGAGCACCGATTGTAGTTGATAAAGATATGGTCATTATCTGTGGCCACACCCGTCTGAAGGCAGCCATAAAATTGGGTCTTGATGTTGTCCCGGTTCACATTGCCGACAACTTGACCCCGGAGCAAGTTCAGGCGTATCGGATCGCCGATAACAAAACCGGCGAGATCGCAGAGTGGGACTACTCACTCCTGCCGTTGGAACTCAAAGAACTGCAGGATGCGTCTTTTGACCTTTCACTTCTGGGGTTTGATACCGATGAACTGGATAAACTCTTGAACGGAAGCGAAGATGTGGTTACAGACGGTGAAACCGAGCCGGATGCTGTGCCGGAAGCTCCCGAGATCCCGACAAGCCGGTATGGTGAAGTCTATCAGCTTGGAGATCACCTCCTAATGTGCGGTGATGCGACCAAGGCAGATGACATTGCTGTTTTGATGGGTGATGAAAAAGCGGACCTTTGGCTCACCGATCCTCCGTACAATGTCGCTTACGAAGGCAGTAACGGACTCACCATTGAGAATGACAACATGTCGGACTCCAAATTCCGTGAATTTCTGCGGGCGGCTTTTGACAATGTGCATGAGTTTCTGCATCCCGGCGCGGCGTTCTATATCTTTCACGCTGACTCCGAAGGATACAACTTTCGGGGGGCTTGCCACGATATCGGGCTGAAAGTCCGGCAGTGCCTTGTGTGGAAAAAGAACGCCCTTGTGCTGGGGCGTCAAGATTACCAGTGGATCCATGAGCCATGCCTTTATGGCTGGAAGGACGGCGCAGCTCACAACTGGTTCACCGACCGAAGCCAGACAACGGTCATGGAGTTCAATAAGCCCAAGCACAACGATGTGCATCCCACGATGAAACCGGTGGAAATGTTGATTTATCTCCTGAAGAATTCTTCGGAGCGGGGTAACACAGTCATTGACACTTTTGGAGGTTCAGGAAGTACACTAATTGCCTGTGAACAGACCGGCAGAAAGTGCCGTACAATGGAACTTGACCCGAAATATACGGATGTGATCCGCAGACGCTGGGCAGAATTTACATACGGAGAGGGATGCGATTGGCAGGCTCTTACACCGGCAATCAATTATGAAGGAAACAATGAAAATGAATGAAATCGTAAAACTCTACAAGGATAATCCTGTCCGCATTATTGAAAAAGACGGTGAGCCGTGGTTCGTGGCAAAGGATGTCTGTGATATTTTGGATTTTGGCAATCCATACAGCAGTCTTGCAAAGTTGGATAAAGACGAAAAGGTAACCCTCCACAATATGGAGGGTATACTTAACAGTAAAAATCAAGATGTCGTAATCGTAAGTGAACCCGGCTTGTATTCTTTAATTCTCCGTAGTCGCAAACCGGAAGCAAAAGCGTTTAAACGCTGGGTGACACACGAAGTTCTGCCGTCCATTCGTAAAAACGGCGGATACATTGCTCCTAATGTGCATCTGGATTCATTGCGGAAATTACTGGAGTCTATTCATGAACAGTACCACTCTCTTATTTCAGATAATGCGACATTGCGTCAGCGACTGAAATATGCCGAACAGTTTCTGCCACTTACCAAGTACGGAGAAACATCTCCCAAGAATGGAAATCGGCGAACAACTATTCGGCGAGGTGCGAATGTTGCGGGAAAGGGGCGCTTAATCGAACATCGTGACCCGGAAGAGGTAGGATATCAATGTGACTTGTTTGATGAATATCTGCCCAAAATTATTTTTGCTAATGCAATTAACATTATCAGCGGGGGAAACACGCCGCTTTTAGGAGAATAAAATGCTGAAAACATCTGAATATGTATCTGTCGGGCATCCTGACAAAGTTGCGGACTACATTTCCTGTTACATTCTGGACCGCTATATGGAGCGTGACCCAAACACGCGATACGCCCTTGAAGTCCAGATCAAAGACCATTATGTCACCCTCGGCGGTGAGATCACCAGTACCGCCAACTTTTCTCCTGCGGAGATCGAACAGTTTGTCAAAGAGGCGGTTGAAGATATCGGTTATACCTCTTTTTATCAGAGACAATGGGGAAAGGAGAATACAATTTGTGCGAAGGATCTCAAGGTTACGCAGCACATCAGTCAGCAATCGCCGGACATCGCCCGTGGTGTGGATGCTGACGGCTGGGGTGATCAGGGGATCTATTGGGGCATGGCGGTTCGCTCTCCCGAAACCGACAATATGCCGGCAGACCACTATCTTGCAAAAAAGATCGGCAAACACTTGTATGATATAAAGTACGCAGGTCTTGATATCAAGACGCAAGTCACGATGCGTGATGGTGTTCCGGAAGAAATTGTTGTTGCGATCCCCATGTTGCCGCGACACAGCAAACACGATGTCAAACAAGCAGTCCAGTGGTGTTGCGGAGACCACAACGGGTATAAACTCATTATCAATGGAACGGGGCGATTTGTCCGGCACGGCTCTATTGGTGATTGCGGAACTACAGGCAGAAAGCTTGCGGTGGATTTCTATGGAGGTAACTGCCGAATCGGTGGCGGTTCGCCGTGGACCAAGGACGGGACCAAAGCTGATTTGAGCCTGAACCTTCTTGCCAGAGCGCGAGCGTTGTCCTACCTGGAACATCATCACGACTGCGATGAAGTACACTGTGCGATTTCGTGTCATATCGGGTCGCCGGAAATCACGGTTGCATTTTATGATAAACACATGAATGAACTGCTTTCCTACCGGGAAGATGTGACTCCGGCAGAAGTCATTCGGGAGTTCCGGCTTGATACTCCCTGTTACGCAAAGATGTGCAAAGAAGGACTGTTCCAATGATCGCCATGTTCACTTGGGGCATTACCATTCTGAGTTTGACTGGCACGATCCTGAATGTAAAAAAGAACACCCTCTGCTTTTGGCTTTGGGCGGTCGGGAACACACTCTGGCTTTCCTATGATCTTTGGCTGGAGCTTTACAGTCGTGCCGCATTGGATACGGTGCAACTTGCCTTTGCTGTATGGGGGATTGTCGCGTGGAAACAAAAAAGCCCCTCAGCGTGAGGGGCTGAGTTATCATGCGAAAGTTTTCTTCGCAAGCATTTGCTGACGCTTGCTGTTGGGATTGATCGGGCGTCCGCCTTTGTGTGTTCGTTTTGCCAGATTAGCCCTGCTTGCATTTGCTTGTGCTTCGCTGCGTTGGCGAATTTTTTGTCCGCAAGTTGGGCAGGAACAGCCGGGAGAAATGAGTAATGCCTCTTTCACAACAGTGCCATTCGCCCAGATTTCTTCGCCATCAAGGTCAATATCATCGTTCCAGCTGATTCCATATCCGCCGGTATCAACTTTGACCTGGGCGAAAAGATCCGGATTTTTCAGTTCATTGAAAATTTCATTTTGAGCCGGAAGATCTCCTGCATTGTAGATGAGTTCTGTGCCATCGCGGAACTCTACAAACAGCAGCATATTCTGCAACGGCTTGACATTTGAAATTTTGTGAAACATAGTTACCTCCTTACTCCAGCGGGGGAAGCTGTGCAAACTCCTGGGTTTCCCACATTTTAAGCAGTGCCTGTTGATGAAGCAAAGTCCACTCTTCAATCATAGACAGCGCTTTTGATGGAAGGTCTCCTTCAAGCATTTTACCGGTACGGACATCAATAACGCCTGCACATTCGCCATAAATAACATGGATATGTGCAACGCCATGTTCTTTCCCCTGTAAATACATCTTGATGATCATTCCGTAAAATCGTGCAATTACTGGCATAGCTGAATCTCCTGTTTTGATAATCTCTGATTATAACATAACTCTAAATTAGAGATATTCAAGCTGAAAACTGAAAAAAGCAAAAAAAAGCCCCTCGGCATGAGGGGCTGAGTTCAGCAAGGGGCATTTATCCGTTGTATTGGAACTTGCCCTTCTGTTCACTCTTGACGATCCGGGGGCGCTCCTTTGTGGCGATTTCCCGGAAGATTGCACTGTAAAGTGTCTGCTCCGGTGTTTTGGCATTCGTAGGTTCCCAGAGCCCAAGCTCGATGGCTTTTGCCACGATATCTTTGGTGTTCAGGGGATTCTCGCTTTGCTTGAGAACCTCTACTGCCGCCTCAAACAGGCTGTGTTTCTTGTTGAGCTTCCCCGATTCCGGTGCAGGATTGGTGGCGTTTTCATCTGTTTCGGTAATGGGCGTGTTGATGATGGTTTCTTCGGTCATAATGATCTCCTCGTTTATGGGGTGGTTGGTAAGTTCCAGACGGTTGGTGTAAAATTCCCGTCCGGTGTTAAGACTTCTGACTTTGTAGGAACTCCCTTCGATTGCGAGGATCTCAACCTCAATTTCGTTGCGTCCCATTCTTGTTTTGGCAATGCAGCCGATCCGGATGTTTTCGTTGTTCATTTTTACCTCCTGTGGTTGGTTTTGAACTCATTTATCCTGTTGCGGCATATATAACCATGACTTTCGGCATATATCCAGTCAAGTATTGAAAATAAAGGAAAATATATGGATAATTCATTGAAATTAACTGCTTTAGAGCAAAAACAACTTGAAAGCATCTTAAAGCAGGCGGGTTCGCGGACCGTTTCAGCAGACACACTTGCCGCCGCCTTCGCAGAAGGAGCGCCGCGAAACGCAGACGGCACGATCAATTTGATCGAGTTTGCGGCATGGCTTGCGAAAGGAGTGCCGGAAGATGGCAATTAATCCCAGCTCTATGCGCGTTGTGGATGTAGGGCGCTTGCTGAACTCCACCCATCTTGGCTCCGTCATGGCACAGGCGCGAATTTATCGCGACTTCAACAGCGTTGGTTTCCGCATTGCCGCGTCTGACAATCCGCGTAATATAAATCTGTTGAAATATATTGCGTGGATGTTTGATAAGAAGCACATTCCCACAGGGGATCGTGCGTCAACCGCCCGGAGTTACGAAGAACGCAAAGAAGCAGAACGCGCCCGGAATGCGGCGCAGTCTTTGGCTGGGCGTGATATCGCCCCCATCCCCGATGTGGAAAAGCCGGAACGCAAAGCCGCCTGTGAGCAGGATTTCCGGCTCTTTTGTGAGACTTATTTCCCCGACACATATGCGCTTGCGTGGTCACCTGACCACCTGAAAGCAATCGAACGCATTGAAACTGCCGTACTTCGTGGCGGTCTGTTCGCTTTGGCAATGCCGCGAGGTTCCGGTAAATCGACCCTGACTGAAACTGCGGCACTTTGGGCGATGCTCTATGGTCACCGTGAGTTTGTCATGCTGGTTGGCGCAACAGAGTCGGCGGCATTGGAAATGCTGGACTCCATTAAGACGGAGTTGGAAGTCAACGAGACTCTCGCAGCCGATTTTCCGGAGGTCTGTTATCCCATTGAACAGCTGGACGGAATCGCAAATCGTTGTGCCGGACAGATCTGTAACGGTGAACGCACACGGATCACTTGGACTTCCAATGAAATCGTGTTGCCCACCATCAAAGACAGCAAAGCATCCGGCATCATCGTCCGGGTAGCAGGGATAACCGGTCGCATCCGTGGGATGAAGTACAAGCGTTCTGACGGCAAAAGTGTGCGTCCGTCTCTTGTGATCATTGACGACCCGCAGACATCGGAATCCGCAGGGAGTTTGGAACAGACTCGAAAGCGGGTGCGTGTGCTTGCAGGGGATATTCTGGGGCTTGCAGGACCCGGACAGAAGATCTCCGGAATCATGCCCTGTACGATAATCAGACCCGGCGATATGGCTGATATCATTCTCAACCGAAACACACACCCGGACTGGAACGGTGAAAAAACGAAGATGGTATATGAGTTTCCGAAGAACATGAAACTTTGGGATGAGTATGCAGAAATTCGTGCCGAAGCCCTGCGGACGGATGGCAATTTTCAAGCCGCAACCGACTTTTATCTGGCAAATCGGAAGGCAATGGATGAGGGGGCGGTCGTCAGCTGGGAAGCCCGATACAACCATGATGAAGTTTCGGCACTTCAACATGCAATGAACCTCAAACTTCAGGATGAAGCGGCGTTCCAAGCGGAGTACCAGAATGATCCGCTCCCGGAAGATTTGTCGGACGATACTTTGCTCTCCGTGGACGAGATCTGTGGTCGGGTGAATGGGTTGGCACGGGGGCGTGTCCCGCTTGCCTGTGACCGTCTGACAATGTTTATCGACGTTCAGAAATCCTTGCTGTACTATGTGGTTATAGCATGGAGCGAAGATTTTACAGGGGCGGTCATTGATTACGGTTCCTGGCCCGATCAGCACCGCCGTCAGTTCTCTCTTGCTGATGCCAATCCCACGATCCAAAGTAAATTCCCGAAAGCCGGCTTTGAGGGTGGCTTGTACGCCGCTTTGACCGCTTTGACCGATGACTACCTCGGTAGGGAATGGGAACGCGAGGACGGGGCTGTGTTGAAAATTGAACGGGCTCTGGTGGATGCCAACTGGGGGCAGTCAACCGACATCGTATATCAGTTCTGTCGCCAAAGCACACACGCCGGAGTGATCATGCCGTCACATGGACGGTATGTCGGTGCAAGCAGTAAACCGATGACGGAGTATCGCAAGCAACCGGGTGACCGGCTGGGCTTTAACTGGATGATACCCAATGTGGCAGGTAAACGGGCGATTCGGCACGTCATATACGATACTAACTTCTGGAAGAGCTTCATTCATACCCGGCTGGCGATGGAGCTCGGGGACAAAGGCGGACTGACTCTTTATGGACGGATTCCTGGTGTGCATCAACTTCTGGCAGAACATCTTACCGCCGAATACAAAATCAAGACTCAAGGTCGTGGTCGCACCGTGGATGAATGGAAGATCAAACCGGACCGCACCGACAACCACTGGCTGGACTGCGTAGCCGGATGTGCCGTTTGCGCTTCCATGCTTGGAGCTGCCATCCCGGAAACACTGCCGGTAAAAACTGCCCGAAAACCAATGATCCGTCTTTCCGACCGCCGCATTGGAGAAAGACCGCAACCCACCGCTGGTGGCAAAATGAAACTTTCAGATATCAGAAGGAGCAAAAATGGTTGAAAAGAAAGAACTTCCAGAACATATACAGCAAGCTGTAGACCTTATTTCAGCAGTTTTGCGAAGAATTAAAGAAAAAGCACTGGATAAAGAGCAAGACAAATGCTTGTATATAAAGAAAACGTAAGGAGCAAAAGCATCTATGGCAAAAATGAAAATGATACGCAATGAAATTGCGAGATTGGAAGAGGCAACGATCATTGAACTGAAAGAGAAGTTTTTTGAACTTTTTGGTTTTGAGAGTGGTGCAACCAATGCACGAAATCTTCGAGCGCGAATCACATATAAATTGCAGGAGATTTTTTTAGGAGGTCTTTTAGCAGAAGATCGTGCATATCTTGACGCAATTGCTGATAAAGACCCTATAGCAAACCTTAAAATGACAACAAGAAAAGCTAAAGCAATCACAAGAGGAACAAGGGTTTATCGTGATTGGAAAGGGAAAAGATACGAGGTTTTTATACGAGACGATGGAAAATTCGAGTATGATGGAACTCTTTATCGTTCCCTATCTGCTATCGCGGGAGTAATTACCGGGACTCATTGGAATGGGAAGAAGTTTTTTGGGGTGAAATGATGTCAACTGTTGTAAAAAAGCGATGTGCCTGTTACACACGAAAGTCTGTGGAAGAAGGCTTGGATATGGAATTTAATAGTTTGGATGCCCAGCGTGAAGCCTGCGAAAATTACATAGCAAGCCAGAAGTCAAACGGCTGGATTTGCCTCCCGCAACATTATGATGATGGCGGT